GGTTGGCTATCGTAATTAAACTTATAAAAACCAGAAGAGTGATGGAAGTATATTCCATTTTTTCCTTGAACAATTGATTCTTGAGAAAAAGTTCCAACATTATAAGCAGGGTAAGGGTCTACATTATCTACACCATAAACTCTGTAGATATGATTTTCTTTAAAAAGTAATAGTGCTTTTGGTACTCTGAATAATCCAGTAATTGATTCTCCATTTTGAGGAGAGAACTTAGTAATAAAGTTTGTAGTCAATTCAAAAGTAAGAGCATCGTAACTTGTACCATCAGTTGATTGAACAATATCTGTAAAGTAAAGAATATCTTTAGTTGCGTTAGCTACCCAAACACGTCCATCAAAACCAGCTTCAATGAAATCACCTTTTGGAAATGTAGCAGGAACATCAGTAGTATCGAAAGCTCCACCATTTGAAGTCATTACAGCATCACCGGCACTACCATTTACCATCCAAGTTCTATTTAAAAACTGACTAAATCTAGCTTTAGTCGTTACTGTAGTTGTTCGAACTGAAGTCCAAGTAGTACCGTTCCAAGCAGAAATATCTTTGGCTACTTGTCCGAATAATCTTTTTGTACTTCCTAAAATATTTATAGTTCCGAAAGAAGTTACGCTTCCAGCTAAATCTACATCAAGAGCTTCAATTCCTAATCTTGTAGTTATTGAACCAATCCTATCGAAGTTCATATTGATTGCTAGTTGCACAGAATTTTCTGGGCAGACAGTATCACTCAATTGAGATGAGCGTATTACTCCTTCAGTTGGGTACGGTATTTTAATGTCTTTTATTGATGGCATAATTTTATTTTAATTTTGCTATCTCCCTACCCCTCTGCAAAAAAAGGTAGGAAAGAGAAAAACTAACCAGTTGGAACAGTTAAATCTGTAACTAATCCGTTTACAACAGTAATTGTTGCAGGTACGGAAGGACCTGTACTGAAAGTTCCTACTGGACCAGTTGGACCAGTTGGACCAGTTGGACCAGTTGGACCAGTTGCTCCAGCTGCACCAGAACCAATAACAGTCCAAGCAGGAACAGCAACAGTACCAGTATTTTGGTATGCTCCTGAACCATCTAAATCTTGTAAGATACATTCTAATGCAAATAAATTTGCATAAGTAGCACCAGCATATGGAGTTCCACCAGTAATAGTACCAAAGGTAATTAACTGATAAGAACTTGTTTCGCTAGGTTGCTCTTGTTGTTGTATATCAACTAGAGGAATTAGCGGATTTGTCTTTGCCATAAAAAAAAATTAATTTGTAATTGTAGTAACTTGTCCCGTGTAAAGATTATTGAACAAAGCTAGAACCAAAGATTCGAACTTCATTAAATCCGGGTCTTTACTATCTATTGAAGTATCTTTACGATATTTAATAGCATAACGAAGGTACCACTTGTAAATCTCTCTGTAAGGCTCTGGGAGCTCTGCAGAAAGACTAACAACTTCCGCAATTTTCTTGTAATAATCAATGTAAAGATTGTATCCTTGCATTGAATCTGGAACTACTCTATCAAAGACCAATTTGTCATCAAATACAGTAAAATAGATAGGCTGTGAAATTGTAGGTCTCGACCAGACCTTAGTTCCTGACGGGATAACACGAGTTATTCCTGTCACTCCAAGTAATTGGTTTGTTGTTAAATCTATTGAGGTGTAAGCTATTTCTTCTATTTCTTCATCATAAGCTGTTGTTGCTACATAAGCTACACCAGAAGTAGTATCAGGAAAATCCCCAACACTATCAAAAGTAATTGAGACAGCACCTATCAACGTTTCAGCTGAAGTTGTCCCACCATTCATCGAATCTATAACTCTATTCCAATCTTTTTTATCTACATATATTAAACCAACTGTATTCACAATATTATCACCTGAAAATCTAGCAGATAATATAGACCTATCAGTTTCAATGAAATCAATATCTGTTGGTAACGCTACCGAGTTTGTACCTGCTAAAACTCTTAGAGGATATTCAAACTCTTGTTGCCAAGGTTGACGAATACCATAAAGTTTTGCTGATACAAATTTTCTAGCATCATTTACTGCTGATATACAAAATTCTGCTGAAATTCTATTATCTTCATCTGCAATTCCCATTGCTTTTCTCACTGGAGAAATAATAGAGTTAACTGAATTAGTTGGATAAGAACTTACACTTATTGCAGTAGAAAACTCTGAAAGTAATGCTGTTACAGAATTCTTCCATTGAATCTTGTAATAATCTGATGTTAGACCTGTTGTATCGTAAACAATCGTATTCTGTTGTGTCGTAAAAATAGTTTGAGTAGCTAAAACAGTGTAAGCACCATCAATAGTTGTAGATTTTGATACAACTATCTGGTCCCATTTAATTTCGCTAACAGAATCTCCACGATTATGAGCCATTGTTGTTGCCAAAGTTACAAAATTTTGAATAGTATTTGAAGCTGAAATTACTATTTCAGCATTTTCTGCACCAATGGATGATAGCAGTAAAATTGTAGCATCAGAAAAGTCAGTAGTATTATCTACTGGAACTGCAATTACACCGGCAGCAATATTACTACTCAAATAAGTAGAAGCTTTAATATCCAGCTCATTTGGAATATTAATAGTATTTCCTATCTCATTTGTAATTTTTATTTGAGGGTTCATTTTGTTTATTTATTAAGGATATATCTTAATTATACATTATTCTAGGTTTTCTTTCAATTTTTTCTTGAAGATTGACCCTACAACTATATTATTTTTCTTTAAAACAGCTACTGTTATTTTAAGTATTGCACCAACACCTATAATAATTAATCCATTAGTAACATCGGTAGTTACTTTCAATAAACCAGCACCTAATAATAAACTACCTGCTTCGTTTAATGTTATGTATGTTTTATTCATATATTTATTTTTATTTATCTTTATAAAATTGTGCATCCGAAAGATATTTCGAATTGCCCGGAGAATAGTTAATTGCTTTTCTCCAATGTTCTTTACTTTTAATTTTATCTCCTATCTGCCAGTACGAAACATAAAGTAATTCGTGAGGAACGTGTTCGTAATAAGGTTGATGATTTGAATAGAAAGGTAATTGAGTAATTGTTAAAGCAGCTTCACAATAAAGTATTGTTTGTCTATGCATCCCTAGTCTAAAATAGTAATTAGCTAAACGCATAAGAGGTTCTCTTCTAGCTTCTTTTTCAATTGATAGAGAATACCACTTTAACATTTCAGCTTTATCACCTAATTTTTCGTAGCAATCTCCAACATATAACATAGATTGAGAAGCTTCAGTCGCCCATTTTTCCATTGAGATGTGATTCTTGAATTCTTTTATTGCTGACTTTGTTCTCCCCAAGTAGTACATTTCTCGAGCGAAGTAATGAGAATTTCTATCATTTTCTGGATGGTTAAAGCAGTCAAGGGCTAACCCCTTTATATATCCAGAACGATTAGTTTGAACATTTTGATAATGTTCTAATTTAATAATATCTTCTCCAAGAAATATTCTTTTTGTTTGTCCACCTAATACTTCGTGTATTATACCCCCCCATTTCATTTTTCTCCTGTCGTAAAATTTACAATGTTTAAATTTGATTACGGGATTACCCAAATGGTCGTGGGAAAAAACAAAGTTATATTCTAATTGTTCAAAACCTTCTTCAATAACTTTATCTAATTTATCTATATCTATTTTAGTATAGACTTCATCGCAATCAGGCATAGCAATCATATCAATCTCTGAAAGATTAGAAGCATAATTTCTAGCTGACCCAAAATCGAAGAGAGATTCCCCAGCTTTTACAACTGGCTCTTCGCCATCGACTACAAACTTTTCATTTATTTTATCAGCTAAGTCTGCATCAATATTAATTTTGAATTTATCGCCTACTACTTCTACTTTACAGCCTAAACTTTTTGCTACTTCAACTGTATTATCAGTTGAGCCAGTATCTAAAATGTAAATTTCTCCACCACGTTCTTGAAAGTCTTTTAAAGAACCTACAAGTCTTGGGAGAGTTAGTGCTTCGTTTCTAGCAATTAAGCACACACTGAACTTTGGTTTATTCATATATTTTGCGGATTATACTTATTTTATAAAAAACTTGGGGTTGATTTTGTTTCTTCTTTTGGTTCTTCTACATCTGGAATTGTTTCTTCAACTTCTGGAGTAGGAACTATTTCCTCTTCTGGCTCCACAGCTATAACTTTATTAAAAATTTTCTTTATTATACCCATACTCTTATTTATTTTTAGTTCACCTTGAATAAATTTTCGCCAAGATAAAGAGTTGTCTGGGTTCAAAGGTATAATGAAACCAGCTTCTTTAGCTTGTGCAATTAACTCTTCTGGATTTTTCGCTGCGTACCAGATACCGACTGCATTAGAGTTAGCGTCTTTAATTATTTTAATTTCTTTTGGATTTGTCATAATTGGTTTAATAACTAATTTCAAATAAGAAGTTACTTTACTTTGTGGTTTTTCTTTTACATAAGGATAATAACTATCGTAATATTCCATCAATGCTTTTTTGCTTAGAATTTCAACTATAGCGTGATTAGGAATTATAATTTGAATAGGAGTATGTTGAAGTTGTTCAACAATATTCTCAATATTAATATCATTAATCCACTCATAAGTAATATCAAACATAGTCAAAAACTCTTTACCTAAATCTCTCATTTCTTGAATAATTTGATTTTTATTATAGTAAGTATCCCAATCTTCATTAACTAATTCTGGTAATAATGATTGAGGAATAAGTCCACTTTTTCTAGAATCGTTAGCCACTTTGTGTAACCAATTACCTTTATATTCAGCAGTTTTATTTAGAATACTATTGAATTTCTCTGAAAAATTTACTTTGCTGTGGTTACCTAAATAACCATTTTTACTAAGCCAATCTAAATGACCTACTGAAATAGTTTTATCGGTAATCATTTGATTTAATTGCAACTCAAAAGAATTGTGATTACTTTGAGTAACACAATTTAATTTATCTCCACTTCTACCATATTGGTCTTCTCCTGTTGGTAAATACTTTGCTTTATTCCAATCACTA